AGTTAATATCTCATGTTGTGGATGTCTACCTACGTACCACGCAGGAAATAACTTGGAACATATCACTGACTTGGAAGAACGTGGGGGAAGAAACACCATAAGTCTTTTTATTTCTCCACTTTCAACTTTTTGTAATCTATCAGCTATAAGATGTATGTGTCTACCCATTATCCAATCAGGTACAAGAGTAGGTGCAAACATAGCTATGAAATGTAGAAAGCTATCTTTAGATTGTATTACTGCTTTTTGAAAGTATAACTCTCTTAGTTTAATTAAGTTATCACTTGGCTTTTGTATTAGGTCCATAATTTACCACTGGTGTTTTATATTCTTTTGGTCTTACTCTTCGTTCAAAATCTAAAGGTAAAAACCAATATGTATTTCCCCTAATTATTTTTATCGCCAATCTGTTTCCTCGTCATCATCATCATCCCAGTCTTCATCTTCTTCTTCTTCCTCTTCTATGATTACTGGTGGTTCAGGTTTAGGTTCAGGTCTAGGAAGTATAGGTTCAACATTTGCTGTGTACCATTTAACTGGACATCCTTTACAAAATGTATTCCATCCTGCCATAACCATTATATATAATATCCATAATACGAAAAAAAATAAAAAGAAATAATAAATAGCTTTTATACTATTTCTTATTAATCTTTTCAAGTTTGACAACATTTTCATAATGTTTTATCTCACGTTCTAATTCTTCAGGTGATTTAGTTGTAATGTCCTGTTTAATTTCTTGACGTTCAATTAACATACCTAAATGTTTACCTATAAACTCCATTGCTCTGTTTGCATTGGTTAGGTCATTTTCTGCAAGACCACGATTGTACACGTCCATAAACTTCTTTACAACTTCATTAATATTAACACTTACATCTTTCATTGCGTCTAGTCTTATCTGATTACATCTTTCTTCTACTTTATCATTCTTTAATAATCGTTTAGCTTCAGAACGAGTTTGTGCTTCATTACCTTTTTCACTATAACCTGCTGAACGATACGCAGCTAATACGTCACCTGTAGCTGTATATTCTAAACAAAACTTCTCTTGCATAGCTGATAGTCCACTGGGTAATGTATTCTTTGCAAAGTTCTGATACTTTTGTTGTGCATTCTCTAGCATCTTTACTCTTTGACCTTCAGGTAACTTCTTACTTTTCTTCTCTGCCATTTTAAGTCTCCTTTCTTCAACTCTTCTCATGTACTCACGTCTCATCTCAATTAAGTCTCTACCTGCGTTTACCTTTTTTCTGGTAGCTGATACTTCTTTAATTAAGTCTCTGAGACCTGCATCATCTAAGTGGGCATATAATAAATGCTTTGGTTGTTTTTTCATTATTGTATTATACACTATATTGTGTTTATAAAAAAGTTAAAAAAACTATTGCGAGTTTTTAAAAAGTATGATATACTTATGACTAAGTTTCCAGGGTTAAAGGTATACCTGTAGGGAACACAAATCAATACAACACATAACTATATAGTTTCTATTGCATCTCTCGTGCATGGTTGTGTACATCTATTTTAAGACTCCCCCATTAATAATGATTATCAACAACTACAACTCCATTTTCTCCATAATTTTTTGGGGGTACCCTTTTTTATATTACACGCACACCCCCTTGTTTTTTTTGTCCCCCTCCCTTGATTTCCCTAGACTGCCAAAAATCTGACACCTCGTCAAAAATTTGACATACTGTCAAGACTTTGACACCTTGTCAAGAAATTGACACCTCTAAAACCCTTTTCCACCTTGATTTCTAGCCATTCGTCAAAAGATTGACTCTGTCTGTCAATATTATGACATTTTCAACTGTCAAAAAACCAACATTGTCAATAACTTGACATTTGCCCTAGACTCCCTAGTCTTTCTTGGTTAAAATATCTTCTATAGACTCTAAAGAATAATTTATATAGTCTACTACTTTGTAGACTATAGAAATTATAGAGTCTATAGAAGATATTTTAACCTAGAAAGACTGGGACTTCCCTGATTTCCTTCCCAAAAATTTTCCCAGTTTTTCTTGATTCTTTTATCTTTTATTTTATTCAAAAGATTCTTTTGAGATTCAAATTTACTTGACCATTTTTTAAAAATGCAAGAGAAATTTATCACCAAAATTTCAAAAGAATTTTAGAATAATTTATTTAATATTAATTATTATTTATATACTACTACTTTGTAGTATATAAATAATAATTAAATATACTTCATCAAACTTTAGATTTTTTTCAGAAGTTAAACTACAAAAAGCATACTGAATAAATAAAATCATTTTAAGATTGTTGATTAAATCTTTAATTATTAAAACTAAGGGAAAAAAAACTATGAATAAAAAACAAACTAAAAAATGGTTAGACTTAACCAAAGAATATGAAAATATTTCTAAACAAATAAAACTTTGTGACGAAAAGTTTTTTATGTTTTTGAAAAAGTCTAGGCACTTGAGAACTGCCTATGGAAAACTTATCAAAGAGTTTCCAGAATTCAATAATCAATTATTTTATAAACATTGTTTAAAAATATATTTGACTTATTGGAAGTAATACTTTAATTTATAATTAACTTTAACTGAAAGGCGATTATGTCAAAAATTGATATTGTAGTTCAAGTAAGACTTGGCTTTGGTATGAAAACTGAACCCAAAGGTTATACCATAAAAGAATTTGTAGAACTTCTACAACCTGAAACTTCACACAATGGCGATAGAGAATTTTGTAAAAAATTATCTGAAGGTGATGTCATTCTTGAAACTTACAATGATTATTGTAAGAGAGTAGGAGAAACTAGAATGCATAATGCATTGGAGAACTATTTATATGAGTAATGGTACAATCATCTATCAAGGTGAGTCTTTGATTGATAAGAAAAATATCGTAGTCATTTACTTCAATGGAAGTAAAAACAAAAAGACTGGCAATATGGCTCAAACATATATCATTCGTAGTGATATTGACCCACTACTTGCCAGTAAGACTGGCGAAGATTATTCAATCTGTGGTAATTGTAAACATAGAGGAACAATCACAGACGACCCAAACAGAAAGCAAGCGATTAACAGAACTTGTTATGTTAAATTGTTTCAAGGTGTGCTTGCAGTTTACAAGTCATTTATGAAAGGTAACTACAAAATAGTTAATCACCATAAAGACATACAAAATCTAGGCAAAAATCAAGTCGTAAGACTTGGTACTTATGGCGACCCAAGTGCAGTACCTAGCTACATATGGGACAGTTTACTTAGCAAAGCTAAGAAGCATACTGGCTACACTCACCAATCAAAGATTGGAAGTGCAGATGTACGAGCTGACCAATGTATGATGAGTGCTGACTCTTACGAAGAGTCTAAGAAATTTTGGTCAAAAGGTTTTAGAACTTTTAGAGTTCTACAAAAGAACGAAGAACTTGATAAACAAAATGAAGTTCTTTGTCCAGCTTCTAAGGAAGCAGGAAAGCGAACTACTTGCGAACAATGTGTATTGTGTAGTGGTTCAAATATTAACGCAAAGAGTGTTGCGATTTACCAACACTAAAAAAGAAAGGCATAACACTATGTATATTAAATTATTAATGTTTCAAAGAACAACCAATAGATATAAAAAAATTGGTACAGTTTCAAGTAATCAAGGTTATCTAGCAGTAGACAGAGATTCTGTAACTGGTAGATTTATTCCTAAAGATGCTTACAGTAGATTAGTAACAAATTAAAACTTGTAATTTGAAAGAGAGTATGTTATGTAATATGGTAAGGTGCAGACCTTATGTGAAAGCATTAAACTGCACCACCTTTTATTTAATTAAAAGGTAACTAGAGTAAAGGTACTTGCAATACTTAACAGATTATTAAGTTATGCATAACTAAATAATGGCTGACTTCACTTCAAGTTTCTAGTTACCCTTTAATTAAATACTACTGAATATTATGAAGTAGTATTTATATTAACCTAGCTGAAAGGAGTTTGATATGGCTAGAAAAATAACCTTTACATCAGCATTACCTGATGACATAGACGAAAGGGTTGAGAAAATTCAAGCTAGACTTGAAGAACTTAACCCTGAGTTTCAAGCTATGGCTGAAGAACTTCAGCAAATAGGTTGGGATTTAGCAGATACCAATAGGGATTTGTGGAAAAATAACATAATGCACTCAAAGGTGAGTGAGTTTGAACAACTTTTATGGTTATCTGATTGGTTGAAAGACTTCAGAATTAACCCAAGATAGAAAGGAAAAATACTATGAAAGTTAAAGTTTACTATAACTTACATAAGAAATGTTACTCTATCGTTTCTCTTGAAAAAGAGAACTATGGTAAAGTAATCAAGCACGAGAACTGTGTGCCATTGTTTGATGCACAGTTCAAAGTGTCAGAGAAAGGCAGACAACGAGTGTTGCGTGAGCAGAAAAAGAATGTCCACGCATATGTCGTAGGCACTTGGGTAAGCGAGTTTGTACCCAGATTACCTATCAAGTTAGCTACTTATAATCCTTATAAGTACAGTAGCTTTGTTGATGCTCACTCTAAGAAACCACTAGCTAAAGCTAGTCAAGTTCTACTTTCAAAAAGACATTTTGTAGGTAGACAAACAAGCCAAATATATTATGTGGCATAACAAAAAGAAAGGAAAATACTATGCAAGTAGGCGATAGAATAAAAGTTATTGACCAAGAAATTTATGGTAAAATAATCTATGATTATGGAACTGAAGTGGTCATTGAAGATGAAGATGCACCAACTGACGACAACACTTTGTGTTTTAAAAAGTCTGAAGTGGAAGAAATATTAACAACAAAGAAAGGAGTTTGACTATGTCAAATCAACATTTAAAAATGCAAGAA